GGTCCACGCCGTAGTTGACGCTGAAAAACTCTCTGGCCTCGATCAGTGAGGACACCGATTCGGCAGGAATGGTCGGCGTGGCTTCGTCTGTCGCTGCGTCGCTGCGGCTCTCTTCCTCCTCGCCTTCGGAAGCGTCCTTGTCGATGCGCTGCTCTCCGATGCCCAGCGAGGTGGGCGCATTGGGCGTCCATCCTGTCCCCGACAGGTTGTCCGTAGGCTTTTCGTAGGGCAAAGCACTCATCTTGTGTCCGCTTACCGCATAGGCCTCGGGGACTTTCGCCTGAGGAGCGTGTAAGGTGGTCGGCTTTTTTGTCTGCCCGGTATCGGTGGTCTCCAAGGTGATTCGTCCCTCACGGAACCAGCGGTGTGCGCAGATCTTGCGGGCCAGGCACTCATCCTCGGTGATGAACATCGAGATGCCGTTGCCCGTAGAGGCAAAGTTGATGTACTGCTTGCGCCCGCGATGGGTCACCTGAAACGACGGTACGGATTGGGAGCGAAATTTATATTGCATATCTGATCTATATTAAGGAGGGGAACGGAACTTTCTTTTCACCCCGTTCCCCTCTGTAAAGAAATATGATGACACAAAAAGTATTAAGCAGCTTGCTCATTCGTTGCAGCCTGACCCTCCGTAGAAGAACCCTCTGTAGAAGAGCCTGAAGCGGGCTTCTCGGCCACATATTCAGGCACCATCAGGCGAGCGTGTGCGTTCGGGAACTGCAGTGTCCAGCACGAGAACTCCGACATGGTGACGGCGTTGGAGTTGCGCACGAACAGCTTGTGCAGGTCGTAAGTCTCGCGGCTCCAGTTCTGGAACACCCACTTGTCGAGGTATTCGGCATCGAGCGAGAAGCCGCGTCCCTTGAATCCCCAGGCATTGAACAGGTCGTGACGGTAGAACATCAGCTTGGTGCCCATGCTCTCGAAGCTGGAGAAGTCCAGACCGGTCTTACCGTAATTGTCGGCGGGGGTGAGGATACGCATGCGGTTGTGGGAACGAATCTTGCAGAGTGCCGAGTAGATCATGTTATCGACGAAGACAAACTTGTTGCGCGAAGCATTGCCGGCATCCTCGTTGATAGCCTGTACCAAATCCACGAGCTCGTCCTCCTCAATCACGTATTCCTTGACGTAGTAGCCGTCGCTGTCCACGATAGGTTCGCCCTTGGCATCCCGTTTGATTTCCCAGTGGCCCAGCTCCAGATCCTTGCCCGCACGATACCAGATACCCTCGCAGGTGTACACGTTACCCTGGGAGTTGAAGGCCAGCTTGCTCTTGACGCCAAACAGGCCCGTCGCCTCCATGCCGATACGCATATCCTCCATGGCCATACGTTCCACGCGCGTGAAGGACCAGTCCACCTCGTTCTCGCTCATGCGGTCGTAGATGGTCTGCTCCACCATCATAATGAAGCGCTGGCAATACTGTTCGGAAGCTTCAGGCAGGGTGTAGTAAGAACCCGTGGATACATCCTTCTCGGCAGCCGCACGGCCCATACGCAGCAACACAGTGCCTGCGGGGAGGTCGGGAATCAGGAAGGGAGCGCCGTCGGCCGTGCGCTTGCCGTTCGTCGCATAACAAAGCGGCAGGTTGGTCTCGCTGGAGATGGCGTGTACACGGATCTGCAGCGGGTGATACTTGTCCACCTCGTCCGTGCCGGGTTGGTAGCCAGGCACAAAGTTACCGTTCTTGTCCAGTGCCAGGAGGGTATCCATCTCGCCCACGATATTGTCGGCCTCCAGTTGGATAGCCTTGGGTGTCTTGGTGTTCATGGCCGAAAAATCCTCGGCGATGGTGACACGCAGGGGACGCTGGCCCACAGCGTAGTATTTCACCGTGATGGACGAGGACTTGTTGAAGCCAGCGTGACGCAGAATCTGGTCGATCGGCGTGCCCGTGAACTTCATCTCCACGATGCGCTTGTCGATCTGCTTCTGATACCATTCGGCATCCTGAATCTGCTCGTTCTTGGTCACAGAGGACTCGCCCTCCACTACATGACCTGCACCCGGCAGTTCACCTACCTGCTCGCCCGTGGCGAGGGTGGCAGCCGCTGCGGCAAAACCGCCGCTTGCAGCACCGATGAGGAACATCATCAGCACCTGCAGCAAATAATTGAATGATTTTGTAATCTTTCTCATACCTCAAATGTTTTATTAATGAATAACTGATTATTGGAATCTGCGTTTCATGCGGCCATATACCTCGGCCGTGGGGTCCTCGCTGGAGGCCGCGCGTTCGCCGCCGCCCGCTCCGGTGTCGGTGGGCACTTCGGAGAGATCACGGTGTGAGGGCCGGCGCGAGCGTGAGCTGCGGGCTCCCTCCTTGCGGGCTTCCTCCTGTTCGGCATCCCGGTTAAAGGCATAGATGAGGCGCGTCCAGTCCTCCTTGGTCAGGCGCAGTGCGGCCGCACGGTCCGCCGCCCCTTCCTCTTCCTCGGTACCATAGAGCCAGAGGGTGAGCGCCTGCAGTGTGGCTTCGTCCACGTTGGTTTCCTTGGCCGCCTCGGTGAGCGCCTTGTCGGAGGCGTCGTAGTCCTCGGCCAGCTGTTTCTTGGCCTTGGCTTTCTTTTCGGCATCCTCGGCATTCTTCTTGATGCGTGCCGCCTCGAGTTCCTTGGCCTTCTGGGCGATCTCGTCCACCGACATGCCGGCGGCATAGTCCTCCAGGTAGTTCTGGGCCATATACTCATTCAGGGAGAACGGAGAGCCGTCTTCCTTCATGCCCGTGGCCAGTCCGCTCACCAGGCCCGCCGCCCGGCTGTCGCCCAGCATGTCGTTGAACTGCTGGCGCGACTCCTTCATCTTGTCGTAGTCGCCCAGCGTCTCGCCCATATACTGACTGACCGCCTCGTCGTCGTCCAGATTCAGGTCGGGGTTTCGCTGTGAGAGCATCTCCCGCCATGTGGGTTTCTTCTGATTATCTCCTTCGTTCATAATTTTAGTGAGTTAAAGAATCATTTTGTGCGAATTTAGACAAGTATTTTACCCCTCAACTTATAACTTGCCAAACTCATCCATTAATTTTGAGCAAATCAATGCTTCATCAACATGCGACACGAGGGAAATGTCAGCGAGGTAAAACTTAGCCGGAACAAACTATTGGTGAAAATGTACAGAGAGGTGCTGGCCGCCTCCAAGGGTCCTGTCACCATTTCGGAGATCTGCGAGGTGATTGCGCGTCGTCCCGTGGACCGTTACTACATCAGTGAGGAACGGGGATACAACATTTACTCCGATTGGGTGAAAAAGCGCAGACTGCCGCAAGGCGGTTACTGGCCGATGCAGATGTACATCGGATATATCAGCGAGTGCAACCGATTGGTGAACAGTGGCCTCAGGCCCTGGGAGGCCACCAAGCAGGCTATCGAAAAAGGGGCGTGCTGCATCGGTCTCTCGCCCATGCGTATCTACGACATCCTGCTGGAGGAGCGGGCCAAGAGGAAGGGAGCGAAATGAGACGCTGCCTGCTTATCTTTCTGCCGCTCCTGGTTTGGATGCCGTACAGAGAGGTCTGTGCCGCCTCGCCCTTCCTGTATATGATGGGGCATACGGGCTGGCTGCACTATGCCTGCAACCTGGTGGCCTGGCTGCTGCTCTACCGCGTGGTGACGGTAGGGCGCACGCTGGCGGCCTTGGCATGCGCCTCGATGGTCTGGGAGTGGCTGCCCAAGACGCCGCCTGTGCTGGGGTGGAGTGTGGTCCTCTATTTCTACTTCGGCATGTTGTTGTCGAGGAGGAACTGGGCGGGCCTCGTTCTGCCCGCCTCGGCAGGCCTGCTGATACCCGGTCTGGCAGCCTGGCATCACCTGGCGATGTTGGCATGTGGTTATGTGTATAGGAGGATAGAGAAAAGATGGATAAGGACAAGGTACTGAGCAAGGACAGGATAGCGGCCCGACACATGGTGGAGGAGAATGAGCGCCGCACCCGTGAACTCTTTCCCGATTACAATCCGATTACGGGAGAGCGTGCACCGGGGGAGCGGCGTGCCGTGCATATCCCCGACCTTTATGCCGGCGTGTCTGCCACGCTCTATCTGCCCGTGCCTATGATGAGTGTGGGGATGGTGTATCGGTTGTGTCAGGCGGGCAGCATCGAGGCGTTCTGCCTGCAAACCTATGGGGAGTACAACGAGGAGCTGCGGGACACGGTGCTGCGCAGCTTCCTGAAAGCCTGGGTCAAGCACGACATCTATTTCTATTGCTACGTCTATGCCCGCATCCAGAACAAGGAAGGAGGGGATGATATTCCCTTCAAGCTGCGTCCCGCCCAAATCCGTTTGATTATGAAGCTGGAGGCGATGAGGCTGGCCGGCAAGCCTATCCGCCTGATTCTGCTGAAGGCCCGCCAGTGGGGAGGCTCCACTGCGGTACAGATTTACATGGCTTGGATCCAGTTCTTCTGGATGAAGTCGTGGAACAGCGTGATTGTGGGTCACCAAAGCTACTCCGCCGAGCAGGTGAAGAAGATGTACGTGCGCCTGATCACCCAGCTGCCCGATTTCCTTTTGTATGAGGAGGGCGTGCCCTATGAGGAGGACAAGCCGAAGATGAAGGGAGGCGGCACGCCGAACGTGACGGTTATCCCCTCGAGGAACTGCGAGATTGTCACCTCTACTGCCCTGAACCCTGAGGGACCGCGAAGCGGCAATACGGCGCTGGCTCACTGTACCGAAGTGGCCTTCTGGCCGCAGACCGAGAAGTACGACCCTCGCCGTCTTATCAAGTCCACCACCTCCAGTATCCCCGCCAAGCCGCTCACCATGATCGTCTACGAGAGTACGGCCAACGGCCAGAACTTCTTCAAGGATGAGTGGGACCGAGCCAACCGCGTGAACGAGTACGGCGAGAAAGAGAGTGCCTTCGAGCCCCTGTTTGTGGCTTGGTACGAGATAGAGATGTACCGCCTCACGCCGCCCGACCTGGAGGAGTGGGCCCTGACGCTGATCCAGCGCAAGGAGGACAAGGTGAACCATGGGGATTACCTCTATTGGCTGTGGAGCATCGGTGCCACGCTGGAGGGCATCTATTGGTACAGGGAGAAGATGCGCGAATACCAGGATATCGAGGATATGCAGCAGGAGTTTCCCAGCA